TGTCAGAGATATTATTATCAATGGCAAGCACTATCAGGATATTACACAACTTTCTGTAATGTTTTTGCTATATCATCAACTAATGGATATGGTGTATTTAAATTACCAGTAACAATGAGAGCTCCACCAGCATTAACAACAACAGGTACAGCATCCAATTATCGTATTTTTATAGGTGGATCAACTTACAATTGTAGTTCTGTTCCAACTATGGATACTTCTGGAGTTGATACAGTAGCACTTCAATTTCCTACAGCAGGAACATTTACTGCTGGTTATGCAGGATTTATGCAAGCAGCTGTAACGACAGGAGTTTCTTATCTTGGATTCAGTGCAGAGTATTAATAGATTATTCCTTAAGGAAAACAAATGGCATTAGTAGTTGACGGAACAAACGGAATATCATTACCAACACCTTTAGCTGTTACTTCAGGTGGCACAGGTACGGCTACTTATGCATCTGGTGGTGTACTGTATTCTTCAAACACAGCAAACGTAACTTCAAGTAGTTCATTGACTTTTAATGGTTCACAGTTATCTGCACCACAAATTATTGCAGGACAAATGGCTGTCAATGCAAATCCTACACAAATTTCTCTGTTTGTAAATAACATGTCTGAAACTGCTAATTTGGTTGCTGCAGCAATCAATTCAGCAAACGTTGCATATCTCGCTAATGGTGCGGTACAATACTATACAACTGCTGCTAGTGCAAATTGGGTTCAAGGCATAACATACAGTTCAGCAGCAACAATTAATTCTGCATTACCTCTTGGTCAATCAGTAACTTTAGCTGTATTGGTTACTCAAGGCGGTACAGGTTATTTTAGTAATACAATAACTATTGATGGTACAACTACAGGTGTTACCACATATTGGCAAGGTAATACAGCACCAAGTGCTGGACATACAAATTGTATTGATGTATACAGTTATACAGTTATTAAGACATCAGCAACACCAACATATACTGTATTAGCCACACAAACACAATTCTAATAAACAAGATAAATACATTATTATCAATCGGAATTATTAAATGTCAATTACACTAGACGGAACATACGGACTATCACTAACAACTCCTTTAGCTGTGACTAGTGGCGGTACAGGTTTGGCCAATTTTCAATCAGCTAACCTTGCTTTATTAACTTCAAGTCCTACTACAATAGCAGCTGGTGTATTGCCTGTTGTTGCTGGAGGAACTGGTGTAACAACCTATGCAACAAATGGTTTGATATACTATTCAGGATCTAGTCTATCTTCAAGTTCCGCATTAACATGGAATGGTTTACAATTGAGTGTTGCAGCAAATCCAACAACTGCCTCATTATCTGTTCCTAGTATTGTTGAACCAGCAAACTTAGTTAGTACAGCAATCAATTCAGCCAATGTTGCTTATTTGTCAAATGGTGCGGTACAATACTATACAACTGCTGCTGGTGCAAATTGGACACAACAATTGACTCATAGTGCAGGCACAACATTGAATTCTGTATTATCTGTAGGACAGGCAGTATCTTTTGCAATATTGGTTACACAAGGTGGCACAGCTTATTTCAGTAATACAATAAATATTGACGGATCAACTAATGGTGTTACTGTATACTGGCAAGGTAATACAGCACCTACAGCCGGCCACACAAATTGTATTGATGTTTATTCATATACAGTTATTAAAACTGCGGCTACACCTACATATACTGTGTTAGCAGGACAAACACAATTCTAATAATTAAAAAATGCAAACACTACCACAGTTACAAGTTCTTCCAGTTGTCAATGATGTTACTCCAATGTACATGCAGTTGGGTCCTACCTACAATGGAAAAACTGGTTATCTATATGCAACACCCAATGTAAGTTTTTCACCAACAATCAATACATTGTCATTAAGTGGTAATATTGTTGCAAATAATGGAACATTCACATCATTAAATGTAACTAGTCCAATCACTTCATTGTCAGCCAGTTCATTCTTGTCTAACTCTGCAACTTTTTTTGGAACGACAGGATCATTTGGTGTAACTCTACAAAATGCAATTGAGACTGCAAATATAATTCCAGTTGCATGTAATACAGCAAACACAGTATATTTAAACACTGGTGGTGTGCAATACTTCACGGTAGCTGCAACTAGCAATTGGTCACAAAATATAACTTTTAGTCCACAAACAACATTGAATAGTGTTTTAGCTGTAGGTCAAGTTGCAACTATAGCAGTATTGACAACTCAAGGTGGAAGTGCATATTACATGAGTTCAAATTTGACGGTTGATGGTTCTTCAACCAACATAACTTCTTATTGGCAAGGTGGATCTCCTCCGACTAAAGGAAATGCAAGTGGTGTTGACATTTATACTTACACGGTACTAAAAACCTCATCAGCACCAAGTTATTTGATTCTACAATCACTTACACAATTCTAATATCATGCCAACTTTATTAACTAGAGGAGCTGGAACAGCATTTAATTTTGGTCTTACATTAGGTAGTGGTGCAGTTTCATACGTATTTAAAGGATTTAGTAGTACTGCTGTATCATTACCTGGTGACGGTATTGCAGGAAGCGGATTTCATGGTGGTGCTCTAACATATTCTAGTGGTGCACAAATATTTTTTGGTATTGCAGAATCAAGTTCTAGCGCACCAAATCAATATAATACAATTGGTCCTCCTGCAAACGGTCAAAATTGGACAGGTGGTCGTGGTGCAGCTAACGTGGGTTTTGGTTATGTTGGTGGCGGTCAATATATGAGCGCATATAGCAATACTTTAAATCAACTATTAACTTTTGGTAGTATAGATAACTCAATCTCTGGTCCAGTAGGAACAGGTCAATTTTGGTATTCAACTACAAATCCTGGTTGGGGTGGTACTGGATGGGGAAATGGTACTGTAGGAACTTGGAGTCCAAATGGATTAGATTGGTCACCAGCTTTAGGATTATGGGCATGTACAGGATCTAGCAGTGGTAATTATGGTGTTATAACATCAACTAATGGAACAACGTGGAGCACATCACTCTCCACTACTTGGGGAAGTTCAAATGGACAAATTGTGCCTCTTGTAAAATGGTGTTCAGGTTTTGGAACATCTGGAATTTTTTTATCTTATGGTATGCGTAATGCTATTGACAATCGATTACTTTACATGACTTCAACAAATGGCACATCTTGGAGCTCTCCTACATTAGTTTCAGCTGGTGTTGCACCCACCGTTGTCAACCTCGGAGTTCCTTTTGCTTATTCTCCCAAGTTAAACAGAGTTGTTATAATGAGTGATTATAGATCCGCTTATACGTCAAGTGGAGGATCTCTTGATGCTCCTTTTGCTTCGGTAGGTGGAGCTCCAAACACATCAATGTTTTGTGATGTAATATGGAATTCAGTTGCAAATATTTTTATAACTATAGGATATGCATACGGTGGATCAACTGGCGTTTATTATCCATGTTATTCAACTTCAACAGATGGAATAACATGGGCTACTCCTACAACTATACAAACATCAACACAAATGAATTATCAAATTGGTTATGCTTTAGGATCATTAGCATATAGTACTGATACCGGAATAACTTGTGCTTTGATGTATACAGGCACTTCAAGCAAAAATCCAGTTGTATATTATTCTATTTGATTCTAGAATATGCAATACAATTCTAAAGAAGGTTATCTTGGTAGATAAATAGGTGATTAATTAGGAGATTTTTCCAATGGCATCACCGATTACCAACCGAGATGATTTTAAAACTTATTGCTTACGTAGACTTGGATTTCCAGCGATTGAAATTAACGTTGATGATGACCAAGTAGAAGACCGTATTGATGACGCACTCCAATACTGGCAAGATTACCACTTTGATGGATTACAAAAAGTATATTACATCAAAGCCATTACAGGTTCCGTTTTAACTACCACAGCTAACGTAGCACCATTTATAGCCAATGTTAGTATTGTTGTTGGTGCCACATCAGGTTCACAAGCAACACTAACTGGTGTAGGTAACAATACCACACTTCTAGTTGCAGGTTCACAACCATTCACAGTAGGTGAAGGCTTAAACTATATCGATAATGCAGGTGTAACCCATTCGGCAGGTGTTGGAGTAGCAAGTTATGTAATGGGAGATGTTGACCAACGATACTTAGATTTAAGTGGTTCACAAGATGCCCAAGGTAATCCAATGGAAATTGTTGGTGTTTCTAGGATATTTCCAGTCCAAGATTCACAGGCAACCATCAATATGTTTGACCTTAGATACCAACTCCGTCTAAATGAGTTATATGACTTTACCTCTGCGTCCTACATCAATTACACATTAACTCAACAACATCTACGTTCACTTGAATTGATGTTCACTGGTGAAGTTCCAATACGTTTCCAGAGACATATGCAAAGACTTTACATAGATTGGGCTTGGGGTTATTCTGAAGCACCAATTGGTACAGTTGTAGTTGCCGAATGTTATGCTGCCATCAATCCTACGGTATATACCAAAGTATGGAATGACCGTTGGTTAAAAGAATATGCCACGGCACTTATCAAAAGAAGTTGGGGAAATAATCTAGCCAAATTTTCAGGTCTACAATTGCCTGGTGGCGTCACATTGAATGGTGATAAGATTCAAAAAGAAGCCGTAGATGAGATTGAAAGACTTGAAAAAGAAATGGAAAACAATTACGGTGCACCACTAGAATGGTTCATGAACTAACATGGCAACGAATCATTATTTTAATTTGTACGGATCAAAACCCGAACAACGTATCATTGAAGACCTAATTGTTGAGTCCATTAAAATAATGGGCACAGATGTATATTATTTACCCAATGATAATGACCAAGCTAGAGACTTACTGTACGGTGAAGATCCAGTTAAGAAATTCAAAGCTGCTTTTGCTATTGAAATTTATCCAAGTAATGTAACAGAATATTCTGGAGAAAAAGAATTCTTTTCTAAGTTTGGTCTTGAAATCAGAAATCAAGTTTCTGTCATCATGTCTAAACGTTCTTTCTCACACAGAGTACCACAAGATACTTTCACAAGACCACGTGAAGGTGACTTGATTTACATTCCATTTTTAAATGGTACTGGTGAGTTATACGAAATTAAATTCACAAACCAAACTAAAGATTTCTTTATGTTGGGTAGAAAAGTACCATACTTCTATGAATTGGAACTAGAGAAATTCAAATACTCTCAAGAATTTATTCAGACAGGAGATACAGAAGTGGATTCTATTGTTGCTGATGTAGGTTATACATTGAATTTTATGGTAGAACTTGGGGGTCTTTCAGGAATTTTGGACTATTCATTTGGTGAAATCGTGTTTCAATCTCCAGATTTAACATTGGCCAATGCAACTGCAACAGCTATAGTTCAATCATGGTCACAACCTAATAATATATTAAGTGTTACAAACATTTTTGGTGATTTTGTTACAGATAATTTAATTATAGGACAAGATAGTAATGCTCAATATAATTTAGTATACTATGATACATTAAATCCAAATAACAAAGAGCAATATGACAATGAATACATAGCAAATTCAGCTTCCATTATTATTGATACATCAGAAAATAATCCTTTAGGAAGCTTATAATGGCTACATACAACAGAGTAATTAGAAAATTAGTTGTTGCATTTGGTGACCTGTTTAAAGATATAACTCTTGTTCGTTATAATCCAGATGAAACAGAATCTGAAAGATTTGTTATACCAATTACATATGCAACAAAAGAATTATATGTACAAAGATTACAAGGCGATCCAGATTTAGATAAAAGAGTTCAAATGACTTTACCCAGACTTTCGTATGAGATGTCTGGTTTTACCTATGATGCAACACGTAAACAAAACACAAATATCAGAAACGTTGGCGTATCAAATAGTAATGGAGCAATAGCTCAATACAATCCGGTACCATATAATTTTGATTTTAAATTGTATCTTTATGTGAGAAACATTGAAGATGCGTCACAGGTACTAGAACACGTACTGTCTTACTTTACACCAGACTATACAATCAAATTGAATATGATTCCTGAAATGGGAATAGTCAGAGAAGTTCCTATCTTATTGAATGGAACAGAACAAGATATTGTATATGAAGGCAATAGAGATTCAGATACACGTATGATTGTTTGGACATTAAACTTTACAGCCAAAGCATACATTTATGGAAGTATTTCTAGTGTTGGTTTAATTAAAACTTCTATTACAAATATCCTAAATGATATATCACCAAGTGATTCTGTTATATTGAACATGACTTTAACAAATGGTGTTGGCAATTATAAATTAGGTGAAACCGTATATCAAGGTTATAATTTATCCACGGCAACAGCAAGCGGTGAAGTTGAATCTTGGACAAATGGCCGATTGACATTGACAAATGTTTCTGGTAATTTTATATCATCAAGACCAATAATAGGTTCAAGTACCAATGCAAATTATACATTTGAATCTTATCAATTTACACCTGTTGATTTAGCTAAAGTAATTGTTGTACCTAATCCAACAACTGCAAATGTTAATGACAGTTACACCTATACAACAATTATTTCTGAAAGTGCCAATGGTGCTAACGTTGTTATACCGTCAACAACATCATATATCATTGACTTAAATACAGAAAATAAATACATAGACTTATTGTAAAGAATAAAAATGCCAACTACCCTAAGATTTAGACGATATTCTAATACTTCACTATCAACTATAACAGGTGCTGATGGTGAATTAATCATTGATGAAACGAATAAAACGCTAACTGTACATGATGGTTCAACTGCTGGTGGTTCTCGTTTAGCAACCGAATCATTTGCATTGTCACATGGTGGTTCAAATGTTGCTTCTATTTTACCAAGTTATACCGGTAATGTTGGTGCATCTAATATTTTACTAACAAATCATGCAGGATTACATACACAAAGTTCAACTGAATCAACTTTTACCGCAAATTTACAAAATGATGTAACAGGTTTTTATGTAGAAGATTCTGGATCGGCTGCAGTATATGCCGCAACAAATATTGTAATTGAAACAAATTCTGCGGGTTCTAATGGATCAAATAATTGGATATTTAATATAGACGGCAGTTTGCAATTTCCAGATTCAACACGACAACTTACCGGTTTTAAGGGTTATGCAACAGATAACACAGCAAGAACTTTAGCACAGGCAGCTTACAATGCAGCCAATGCTGATTTAACTTTGCTTTCTAATGAATTGACTTCTAATGACCAGTTTATTGCCACAATCAACGCAAGTCAAAACACACTCATTAGTTCAGCATATTCAACAGCAAATGCTGCAGTTGCAAATACGGTTACATTATTTGGCATAGAAGCAACACAAAATACAAACATTACGAATGCTACCAACCTAGCTCAAGCTGCGTTCAATTATGCAAATTCAATTCCTATTATAGATTCAGTTGCTAGAACAACAGCCAATTCAGCACAAGCAAATACTATTGTTATTCAAGGTGTAGACGTTTCTCAAAACAGTAATATAGCATTACTACAAGGAGCAATGACATCGGCAAACGCAAATATTGCTGCGGCTCTCGCACAAGCAAATGCAGCTTTCGTACAAGCAAATATTGCTGCAACTATTATACCACAAAATCCACAGTCATCTAATTATGTTTTGGTAAGTTCAGACGCAGGTAAACACTTGTATTATACAAATGGTTCTGCTGTATCATTGTATATTCCATGGACAGCAAATACAACATTTGCGAACGGTACATCGATTATAATTGTTTCTCATACAAGTTCTAATGTCACAGTAACGCCAAACGTTGGTGTGACAATGTATCTTGCTGGAAATACAACAAGTGCTTCACGAAATGTAACAACATATGGTATGGCAACATTACTTATGACTGCCGCAAACACATGGTATATTAACGGCACAGGAGTATACTAATATGTTGGCGATGATGTTTATGAATAATAATGTGACTTGGAGTTCAAACACACCATATGGTGG